GACCATTGGTTATGAAAATTTTACTGCCATGCGAGGTAGTGCCAGTGACCTACATAATCTTCTAGCAGTACTGGCTAATCAGGAAGACTATAAAGACAAAATAGAAACCAATAGTAAAATTAATGTGCCAGTATTACAACTGCGTAGATATCTCAGAGACATTGAAAATGATCGTAAAGATATCAGTTTAGATAGACAATTATTTTTAAAATTAGAACAGTTTTTAAATATTAAAAATAGCAGTTTTAGACAAATACGTAGAAATGTAGCGGATTGGCGTCTAAATAGCACAGCTGAAAAAACACTGATACGTAGAAATATCAAAAACTATCTAAATAATTACAATCAACAAACTGATATCCTGGTTTATTTTAGGGATCAGGCTAAATAATTGTATGCGCGAAAGCGTACATTTATTAGGAGAAATACAAAATGGCAATTACTAAAGTAAACCCAACAGCAACAACATTAAACGTTGAGCAAATTGGTCGTGACATTAGCTTCTTTACAGTTGACTACATCAATGCAGTTAACGGTTCAGCAGGCCCAAATGGCGCACAACAAGCTGTTCTAAACACAATCCAAACTCTACATACAATCGTAGCAGCTGGACCACTAGCAGACTCTAACACTCAACAAACTTTTGCTATCGAAGGCCCATTGTACACACCTACAGGCGGTACAACATTACAAGCATCTATCCGCGCTTTAGGCACAGTTGATTCAATCGACTTATCAGGCGCAACAGTAACAGCAACTAAATTAGCTGTCTTAACAGCAGCAGTCGTAGCTTAATTTAGTAGCAGGAAACAAACTTAAAGCACTCTTTCTAAGAGTGCTTTTTTTTTGACTAATATTTCTATAAATAACTACATGTGCAAAACAGCACAAATTTTAGGGGAAACAAAATGGCAATCACTAGAGTAAGCGGTGGTGCAGCACCAGTGGTAACAACAGGTCGTAGTTTAAGTATGTTTACGGTCAGTTCCTCAGGTGTACATACAAGTTATAATGCTGTTGATAGTGACTTTGAAAAACTTGTACGTGCCTTAGAAACTGTGGGTACTGTAGAAATACTTGGTACTCCTAGCTCAGGCGCATTTAGAGTAGCATTAAGTGGAACATCATCTGATTCATCAGCATTAACAACTTTATGCAACGTAGCAGTGTCAGGAGCAACGGTAGCATCTTACACATTCTAATCTGATTAGAATTATAAACAAGGCAGAATTAATTTCTGCCTTTTTTATTCTCAATAAATATCTGCATGTCAACAAATCTATATAGATATCAAGCACACACGCTGATTGATATAACTAAAACCAATGTAGTCAGTTATAGTCAAGAGAAAGAAAAACTACGTAACCAACAGCGTAATTGGGAAACTGTAATACAGATTCTAAGTCTGCGTGCTCAACTAATAACATTGGATTATTTAGGTTCAAAAATTGCCGATGTTAAAAAATATAGCTTTGGTATAAACTATACCGGTGAACACAAAATATGGACATTCGAGTTCAGTGTTGAACATGAAAATATCTATGCCATAGAAAATGATAGGTATGGATCTCTTAAAAATGATTTTCGTATTGCTCCTATCATACTGGGTCTTGATGAAACTGCTAAACCAGAAGTTGCACTGTTTTATCCCAGCGGTGCGGATAAAAATGTATACTTTATTGCTAAGAGATAAGAATAAATAATAGTTGATGCTACAACATCATATTACGGCACATATTAAGGCAAATAGATCAAGGCACAATCAATAAGCATCGCTTACTATGAGAGCGACGTATGTCAACCACTACAGAAATTGAAAAGAAAAATCTAGAAGCCCACGTTGAAATCTGTGCCGAAAGGTATAAGAACTTGGAAACTAAACTAGAAAATTTAGAAAATCGCATGGACGGATTTGATGATAGATTAGACAAAGTCGAAGGACATCTTGTTGACATTAAAAACGCTGTAACAAATAAAGTTGAAAAACAGTCAGATCGTACTATTACAATTTTACTAAGTGTGTTTGGTATTGTACTAACCGCACTAATCGGAATTTTTGCTTCTAACTTACTCAACTAAATAAAGTAAACAATAGGTTACTTTATGAAAATTGTTGAACTCACTAACAAATTACTATTACCCATCACTAACGAAGAGCATGCACTCTTAGCAAAGTTCAATGATGCACCTATGGCCAAAAGTCATTTGGATGAAAGAGAACAATTACTGGCCAATCAACTTACAATAAAAGATGTTCTATTACGCACCAATGAGCAAGGAAAAATCTACTACAAAAAACAAATTAACTGAGTTTGACGTAGAAAAAATTCAGAGATTTACACAAACTGAATTAGAAAAACTAGTTAATAATGAAATGCCTTTTTGTTACCAAATTGGTACTGATGTACTGGTTGGGCGCAATAAGGTTGTGAAAATCAATGACAAATGCTGGCGAGTTTTTGAAGGGAATCAGCAATTTTTTGATTTTTTTAGTCGTAAAGACGCAATTTTTTACTGTATTGCTGTACATCAAAAACAAAATACTCTAGCAGAAGAAATAAAGAAAAACGACACGCTGTTAAATAGATTGGAATTTGAAGCTTCTTTATACAGGCACAGGTATAAAAAAGCCAATGAAAAACAGGATGAGTGGGGGTCTGAATACTTCTCAAATCGTTATACAGAAACCGTGCACCGTATAGAAAACTGCAAAAAAGAATTAAAGAAAAGTCTCAACTTGGCTAAATACATTAAACTGTGATTAGGAATTACTAACATGAAATTATCTGAAATGGCTGTCACTGACGCCAAAAAAATTAATAAAGTGATGGAAAGCCGCTTTGGATTTGCCCTTGATTTTGGCAAATTAACTGTTGAAAAAGCAGAAAAATTAAGCGAAACTATTCAAGCAAATCTTGACAAAATTCGTTATAGTGTGGATCTACACACAGCAGAACGTAATCCACGTTATATGGAATTATTAACTGTTCGCGAAAGCCTAAATGCTTGGTTAGAAGAAAACCGTCAACAATTAACAGAAGGCGAAGTAGGCAATGCTGAAGTACTAATGGCTGCTAAAGACATGGTAGACAGCGTTCAAGACGCTATTGAAAAAGTTGGTAAAATGCAAAATGAGCAATTACCACAATTATTAGACAGTATCCGTGATCAAGTTGGTAGTGAACAAGCAGAAGGCTTTAAAAACGCTGTAGGCACAACATTAGATGCACTAATGCAGAATTTACAAACAGCACGTGAAGGTGTTGATAAAGGTGTTCGCATATTATCAGGTGAAGCAGTTGACAACCCAATGGCAATGCCTGGTGATGACCTAAGCGGTGGCGACACAGAACTTCCACCAGCTCCAGGTAGTGATTTAGATCAAGATGAAACTGACGGCTTTGGTGCTACTGATGCAGCTGTTGGTGGTGCAGAAGAACTTGGCCGCGAACTACGCTAATCGTGCGCTTAGATGAGTTTATACACAGTCCAAAAAATACTCCAGAGTCAAATTTACTAACGGCTCTGGAACTTATTCGCAATCGTTATAAAGATAAAGATAAACTACCTAAAATCTCAACACAAAGTCTAATTAATTTAGTATTAAACACAGACAAAACCTTTAATTATGACGCACTAGTTTCGGCTAACGATACTAATCCAGCTGTAAAAAATCTAATCAAAAGTTACAATAAAGATCATATCGAACTACGCCCAGCTGGTGAATTAGGCGATGATGAAGCGACTACAACAAATGTAGGCGACGATGCAACACAAGCACCGGTTGATACAGTAAAAAACATGGCCAAACGTGCGGCCAAAACCCGCGGCGCCGCAATTTAATCCAAAACACTTGACATAACACACTAAATACTGTAGTATTTTACTATACTATTGGAGTTTATAAATGGCTTATTCAGAAAAAGTTCTAGACCATTACGAAAATCCTCGTAATGTGGGCACCATGGACAAGGATAGTCCAGATGTAGGAACCGGTATGGTGGGCGCACCTGCTTGTGGTGATGTAATGAAATTACAAATTGAAGTACATGAAGGAATCATAACAGATGCCAAATTTAAAACGTATGGTTGTGGCAGTGCTATTGCTAGTAGTAGCCTTGTCACCGAGCTCCTCAAGGGCAAGACGCTGGATGAGGCTCAGACCATCAAAAACTCACATATCGCAGAAGAACTCGCGTTACCGCCCGTCAAGATACATTGCTCGGTGCTT